ACCAATAAATCCACCTTGTAGGTTATGTAAATGGCCGCTATCTACAAGCTGGTTAATTAATGTGTTTACTGACTCATTAAGAGGACCCAGTAAAACACCAAAACCAATGTCATAAAAACTACCATCAGGGTTAGGAATAAACCCAAACTTTGTGTACATTTGAATAGGCTTAATTTTTACAATTTTATTCTTGTCATTAAGCTGTACATCTTCTAAATGGTATCTACGTTGAATCTGTAACACTTTAGCTGATGCATAATCAAATGTTACAATGTAAGGTTCAGGATAACCATCATCATCCATATCAATAAAACAATGCTGTTCAATGATTGTATAAGGAAGGCTGTTACTATTAGTATCTGCATTCTCAGGAGCGAGGTCAGGTACTGCTTGTGCTTCTCCTAAATCAATATCTTTGTAAATCCCTAGATTTTGTTTTTCTTTAAGTTTACGAGCAGAGATGTGAATAATTTCGCTGATACATTCTGCCTCTTCCAAACAAGAAGTCCAGTAATTAACAACTAGATTCTTAGGAAGAATAACAGATGACTTAATAACATCATCTGCTTTATCATAATATGTTTTCTTGAAGAGAGTGCCAACAATTGGAAGCTGCATTAACAGCTTATCCATGTCTTCTTCCCAACCCTTCATTTCTTGCATGATTTGGTAGGACATGTATAAACCAACCCGTTGGGCTTTTTCCCATTTCTCACCTGTTGGGTCTTTACCTACTACTTGAGCATTTACAACCTTACCATCAGAAGGAATTAAAGAAGGATAGGAACGAGCAGCAAATTGTAAAGCAGCAGTGGAAACAAGAGGATATTTTACATTAGAAGCCCCAGGCCAAGGATAGGTCTTTTCTTCTTGTACTTGTTTAGCAAGCTTAATCCAATCCTCAATGTTTTGTTCCCATTCTGCACGAGAATCAAGGTCTTCGTCAAAAGCCTGCTTACAATTTGAACCAATTTCTGTTAGCTTGTCTTCGTCTAGTTTCTCAGCTAAGTTTTTAGTGAAGGCTTCAACTTCTTCTTTAATACCCGCAGACTGTTGATCTACCGGCTCCATAGAGCCCGCTTGATTGTAATTCATCTTCGTAGTCGTCCTCATCCATTTGTTGTTGAGTCGGAGCCTCAACTAAGGAGTCCAACATAAGTCCTAAATAAGCAAAACAGTCAACTTGGTCATCATGGGTGTCTCTAGGAAAACGAGTACATTCATCCTCAAAAGCTTGATACCAATCACCTTGCTTGTCAAAATAAACAGTGTGGGCTCTTACACGAGCTTGCATACTGCGAGTTCTTTGAATTTTGTCTTTACCCCCATGTTTTAGTTGTTTTAGGTTAAGGAAAACATTAGTTCTTTGCATTTCCTCTCGCAAGAAAGGACCAATGCTTTTAGAAACCTGCATGTCTTCAATACCTACCAACTCAGGGTCATAAGTGCGTTGTAAATTAATAAGAGTGTCTACAATATCGCGGGCATCAATACGTTCCCGAATTACATCTAAAATAAAAATACGCTTCTGTTCATCTACTCCAGCAATCATAAACACAGAATAATCTGCTCTTTCTGCCTCAGAAATTGCTAAGTCACAGGTTACATAAATATGTAATTTTTGATTTAAATGTTCTTCTGTAGCCTCTTTAAAATCTTTTCGTTTAAAATAAGCAACTGATTCATCAATAGGGTAATTTAGATATTCTTGGCTATAAGCATCAGGCATGCCTTGTGCAATATAACCTGCCCGTATTTGTTTTAGTTTTTCTTTAGGCATTCTAGTAGGCCATAAGATTTTAGTAAAATCTTCATTGTGCGCCCTGTATTTTACAGAGTACCAGCCCGCTTCATTAGTTCCCTTTTCAGAATAAAGCTTGAGATCTGTTTGTCTACTCCATTTATCCCAAGGTTTTGGCATAAGCCGCTCTAACAAAGAATCCATGTGTAAAATAGTCCCTACCATTCTAATAACACCATTAGAACTTAAACAAGGCAGAAGAGCAGAATAAAACCATCTACGCATCTTTTCACGACGTTCTTTATTTTGAACAAGCTCGTCATTCTCACAGTCATCAACAAGAATAATATCAGGACGACTACCAGCCCAAATAAGACCACGGAGTTTTTGTTCAGCGCCTTTGGCAATTACTCGAAATTTACCCCCGTCTTTAAATTCGACAATAATATCAGATTCAGTGTCTTTTTCAAATACCACCTTACCATCAGCATTCTTTTTAAGATTAAAAAGGTCGGCTAAAATAGGATTGTCTTGTAAATGTTCTTTAAGATAACCTAGGAACATCATTGCTTGACTCTCTGTATCAGAGACAAGCAGCATAAATTTACGCTTACGGAAAAGAAGATTAGCTAACCCATAAGAAACAGTAACACCTGTAGTTTTGGCATGTCCTCGTGGGGCAGCAATAGCAACCATAGGGTATTTAGAACAACAAAGTTTCCATGCTTCTTTATGAAAGTCAGGAGATTCGGATGCATTTTCAAACTTAACAGATAAAACGGTTTTAACAAAGCCTTCAATTAGGTCTTCGTTTAAATCAATCATTTTTCAGATAGGGGCTTTGTAGTGACAACCCGAAGAATAGCAAAAATACCACCAATAATAGCACCAGCTAAGGGATTAATACCAGTTGTAATACCTACAACTGTATCCGCATAGGGTAGAATAGCCACAAAAACAGCAGCCCAAATTGTTTTACTTTTTAGGAAATTAAACATTTTCAAACACCTTCTTTTCGGCAAATCGTCTATTGACAAGCCCTGGAATAATTTGTCCAGAGGCTTTGTTCCAACGTAAAAACTCTAAAGCAGCTTCTTTATTCTTCCCAGCATTAAGTTTTTTCATTAATGTGGAGCTTTTTAGGTTGGTAGAACCAATGTTGTAAATGAGGCTACAGAGCGCATCAAATTCATGTTGTGCTACCTCCACCTTAAGCATGTTGTTTAAATCGTCTACAAAGCGTTTTAGATCGTTTTGGAGCCATTCAACAGCCTGTTCCTTTGTGCATTCTGGATCAGATAATCTAACCTTACGTCCATCTGGATATTTTGTAGTGCCATAACCAATTGTGTAAACACCGACAACATCTGGATAGGCAGAGGCAGAAAAGCCCTCAAACTGTTGGATGAGGGCAATGCATTTCTCAGAAGGACTCATTTCTTTCGTTCTCGTTTGCTGGTTTGAGACTTAAGAGAACCATCAGAATTGCGTGAGAAAGAACGATTAGAAGACTTGGATGTAACTCTTGCATTTGATAAGGTATTAGCACCGCCCTTAGAAAGAGGTTTTCGATGATCGAAGTCAAGTCCATCTCCTTTAGAAGTGATGCCTTTGGCATTGGCTTGGTTTCTTAAGACAGTGCGTTTACTTCTGTTTTTACGCTGTTCTTCTGTACCGTGATATTTAGCATATTCTGTCTTGTAATCCCTTTTACCATTTTTCATGTAGGGCATTTATTCTTCCTCATTCCTAGCTTCTTCAACAAACAAAACATCTGTAACAACAACAGGAGCCTTTTGTTTCTGTTTAGCAGCAAGAGCCTCAAAATTCTTAGCAAGCTGTTCTAGAGTTTCTTGAATTGTCTGTGCTTTCTTTGCTTCTTCTGGACCTCTTTCAATTTCCTGTTTCATTTTGAAAGTGTCCTTAAAAACAGCATGAGCATCACGAACATTTACAGGTTTACGTTCAATTTTACCTGTTCTTGGGTCATAAAAGAAATCACCTTTTTCCAGCCGATCTTCAACAATTGACAGAGATTTAGCAATGATGCTTTGCATTTTAGGGGAAATTGCAATAGCACCTCCCTGTTTCAATGTCTCCACCATGTCAAGCCAACTCGCTGTTTTACTCCAGCGACGAGCAGTGCCATAAGGAACACCACTGGTTGTAGCAGCCATTGTTAAATTTCCATCCAGCATTACATATGCTTTAGCAAAATCAAGTTGTTCTTCTTTTCTTTTTTGTTGAATAGTTTTTTTAGCCAAGTTAACTCCTTAACAGCATTTCTAAAGGATTGCTGTTGAAATAAAACAGCCTATACATTCATTATAGCATAGGCTGTGTAAACTTTACAATGTTTTAGACAGTATGTTTGTCAATATACTCAGCAATTCTACGATGTTCTTCTGCTGTCCCATCATTTTTAATTCTGTTAGCTCTCCAAGAAATGATTTGCACATTACCCTTTACATAGCCTTTACTGGGATCAAGTTTATCAAATGAAGGACTATTTTCCACACGAGAACCCGCGTCTCCCCAATAGTCCAGCTCAATTCCAAGAACAGGGCAATGAGTTGGCCAGAACACATCAGAGAATTCTAAGTCAAAAGGAATACCCTTGGATTTACAGTTTTGTTTTTTACGAGAAAACCGGAGAGAACAAATTTGATAATGTTCTTCTGACAGATTAAAAGCAGCTTTTTTCTTGTTTAAGGAAGTCTCACCTTTAATTTTCCACACCTTGGACATTCCATCTTTCTCACAAATTTGATGGATACGTTGCCGGGAAACCTCAAGTTTCCGGGCTACAGCAGTGTAGGACAATCCTTGTTCTAACAGCATTTTGATTTCTTGTTTGTCTAACATGAAAGACTCCTTAAATAAAAACAGTACATTCATTATACAGGAAGTTAAACAAAAAGTCAAGAACTTTTTGATGTTAACAGCATTTCTGTCTATTGACAGCATTGATCTTTAGATCATTGTGTTATGTGTTACCCTATCTAAAACACTATATATATATACTTAAAGTATTTACTTAATGTTTTTCTTTTCTTTATTCTTTTATTTCTTTGTATTACTTTCTTTTTTCTTATTTCTTTTCTTTTTACCCTACGGACTACGTCTCATGCGCGATGCGCTAGCAAACGAAGTGTTCGCGCGACGTGCCAATAGCTCTAAAACCTCTTTAAACCCCTCTAGAATCAATTTAAATGGGGATGGGTATACATGGGTAGCCAAACAATGTTTTAAACGATTACAGCTCGTTTTACGAGCCCGAGCTGTTGCGAGAAGCCTTTAAACGCATTCCCCCTTAAATGAGGGGTCTAGTGGGGTAAAAAAGTAATAAAAAATTTATCAATGTGCTTTACGCAATTTATTGCCCCTGAAAGTTTTCCCCCCCTACCCCCTAAAGGTTAATA